GAGGGATGTAAATAGCTTTGTAAGTTCTTCTCCTACTTTCTTTGTTCCACTAGTTTTATCTGAACTATGAGGGATGTAAATGCACATGCCTGGCAGGGCGTACATGGAGATCCTTCCGGTTTTATCTGAACTATGAGGGATATAAATTTAAATTGATAACGTATATAAGCTGTGTCTGTTACTGTAAAAGTCAATATATTTTTGTACAAAAAGTGGAATATAATTTTTGTACAAAAAATGTACTAAGATGCATTCGAAGAGCTGTTAAAATATTCAACTTTTGACTTTAATCTATATGAAGGCCCTTTTATTGATATAACATGCGAATGATGAAGTAATCTATCCAATATTGCATGGCTAATGTTGCTGATCCAAATACTTCTGCCCAATTAGAAAAGGGCATATTAGTTGTAATAATAGTACTATGCTTTTCATACCTTTTAGATATTAGCTGAAAAAATATATTTGAAGCATCTGTGTCTATTGGTAAATACCCTACTTCGTCTATTATTAACACTTTATACTTTGAAAAATGTTTTAATCGGATCTCTAAACGGTTTTCTGCTAATGCCTTTTTTAATTGAGACATTAATTCTTGAAAATGAATGAAATAGGTAGAATATCTGTGCTTAGCACATTCTATCCCTATGGCGGTGGCAAGATGTGTCTTGCCTACCCCGGGGGTTCCTACAAACAATATATTTTCGTTATTTTCTACAAATCTTAAGCTTTTTAAATCAAGAATTTCTTGTTTGTTTATGCTTGGTTGAAATTCAAAATCAAAATCATCAAGTTCTTTTAAAAAAGGGAAGTTTGCTACTTTAACACATGCAAGTATTGCTTTTTCTTGTTTTGATTTTATTTCTAAATTGCTTAGTTCATATAGAGCATCTATAACACTTTTTTCTCCTGATTTAATCAGGTTTAAGTACATATCTATAATTATTTTTTATGTTATTTAATCCGAGCTCTTCTAAATTGTTTAATAGCTTAAGATAGTTACTCACATTTTCACCTACCTATGCAATAATTTATCTAATTCATTAAGATTATTTGTACATATTTGTTCAATATCTTCTCTATTTTTGATGAAATTTTCCATTAATTCTCTATAATGAAATTCATGATAGTTTATCTTTTTATCACTTAATATATGGACAGATATCAAATCTGTGTTAAAATATACATGTAACTCATTTTCTACTGTTTTAAGAGTTACAGTTTTGATTATATATTTTGGAGGGACTGAGTATCTACTCCCTTTGCAATATATCATAGAATCTTTATGGACAGTTGCTTTTTGCTCGAAGTCCATATAACTTTCTATGATATCATTACTTGGTAGCAGAGATAGATACTCCTTTTCTTTTGGAATAATATTATCGGTTGTATCCCTGTTGATTGATTTGTGAATTGATTAACTTTTTTGTTTATTTCATCGATTATCTTTATTAAATCTTCTTCATTTTCAAATTCACCATTGTATGGCAGTAACCAATCAATAAATTTATTAGATGATTCCACCTTTCCTTTGGTATATGAGTGTCTTGGTTTACATAAGCGTATCTTAAAGCCAAAATCATTTGCAAATGCTTTTATTTTATTATTTATCTTCCTCCCCTCGTTTGTTATATCAACTACTGTTTTCATATTGTCAAAAAGTATTTCCTCCGGAACACCTCCTGTAGCTTTAAATGCGTTTATCAAGCATTCAACTACATCTTGTTGAGTTTTTGCTTTCCTATATTCAAAGTAGCAATATCTTGAATATCCAAGTTTATAGTTAAATACATTAACATTAACAACGAATTCTTCTCCATATCTCGAAACTAATTTTATGTCTTCCTTCCAATCTACCTGGGCCTGTTTTCCCGCAGGAGTTTCAAATCGTGGATGACCACTTGCTTTTATTTCATCATAGTATTTATCTAATTTACTTTGTTTATTTCTTGTTTTTGGCTTACCTTCATATCCTTCATAATACTTTTTAACAGTTCTCCTATCTACTCCATATTCTCTTGCTAATTCTGAAAAATTAGGTTTTATCTCCATAGCCTTAAATATACTAATTTGACCTAATAGATTTTTCATTTTTGGTATCCCTCCTACAAACAGAAGGATACCAAATTTATGTACAAATCTGTACATTTTTATTTTCCACTTTTCGTACATTCTTATTTTATTATTTGCAGTTACATGTTTTATCTGAACTATAAGGGATATAAAGTTTCCTCACTCCTTTACTTATCAAGTGCTTCTGTAGAACATTGTGCTATGCTCTGCCCATTAATACAAAACTTAATCTCTTTCTCCTCTGCCTTTTCTTTTTCTGCATTAATGGTGGCAGGAACAAACTTAATATCAACGTAAGGGAATTCATCCCAAGCATCACAAAACTCTACTCTGAGCAATCCACGTACTTTCATGCCATCGATATACACTTCAGTACCCTCATTGCTTTTAATTATTTCCACATTATGCCATATTTCCATTGTTTTCCTCCTTTCTCAAGGCATAATAAAAGCACTCAATCTTTTGAGTGCCTACTCGCTTTGCTTTGGTTTCATGCCTGCAAGCTTGAGTATGCTCTCAGGTGGCTCTTCATCAAGCACATTCCTGTACAAGCTAACAAGTTTCTTGGCAGCCTTGCGTTTATCTTCCATTGGAGCCTTTACACCGCCTCTTGCTCCTGCCAAGGCTGCTGCCGCTGCGTGTATACCGTTACGGTTGAGTGTGCCGTCCGGCTCACGCACAGGTAATTTACATTGCTCTTTTGGGAGTTAAAATAAAATTGTATCCACTGTATAATTAGAATTGAAATAATCCTCAAAGGAGGTCACCGAGAATGAATAAAAACGAAATTTATGAAACTGCCAAAAACATGGCTGTAGAGCAAGTATTAAATATGTATTGCTCTAAAGATGATCCTAACCGCACAGCTTTAAAGCAACTCTTAGAAAACTTGCTCGATTGTTTTATGTTGTCGGAAAGAACTGTTTACCTTGCTAAAAACGATAATGACAAAGGCAATGGTTTTTACGATAGAAAACTTGCAACTCCTGTTGGCAGTCTTGAAATCTCTGTCCCTCGCACACGTACTGGTAATTTCCGACCTTCTATCCTCCCTGACCGCTACAAAAGAGTTGATAGTTCATACACTGACCTGCTTATGTCTTTAGTTGTCAATGGTTATTCCGAAAGTTCCCTTGTCCAGACTTTGAAAGCTTTGAATCTTCCATATTCCGAAAATGAAATACTAAAAATCAAAGAAGACCTCAAAAATGAGCTTCAGTTATTCAAACAAAGAGAACTACCAACAAGTGCTTTTGCTCTCATCATCGATGGTTATCATTGTGATGTTAAGGATAATTCTAAGGTTAAACAAGCTACTTGTTATGTTGTCCTCGGTATCGACTTAGAAGGTAAAAAAGACATTTTCGGTGTCTACACTTTCTTCGGCAAAGAAAACAAGGCTGATTGGATGAAAGTATTTGAAGACTTAATTACAAGAGGGCTAAAAGAGATTCTAGTTGTCATAAGTGATGACTTCCCTGGTATTATAGATGCTGTCAAACTTGCTTATCCTCTTGCTGACCATCAACTGTGTTTTGTCCACCTCCAACGTAATGTCAGAAAACATATGACAAAAGAGGATGCTTCAGCTTTTAACAAGAGTTTAGACAGACTTAGAATTTCTTCCTCCGATTTTGACGAAGCTGTACTGAAATTTAAAGAACTTTGTGATGGATACCTTTCAAAATATCCTCGATTTGTTAAAACAATATCAGAAAAAGCAGAGTTTTATCTTGCCCATATAAAATACCCTGAGGAATTAAGGAAGCATATCTATACCACAAACGCCGTTGAAAGTGTAAATAGCATGATTGAAAAGATTAGAGTAAATTCAGGTGGATACTTTCAGTCTGTTGAAGTCTTAGAAATTAATATTTACTTACAGCGAGAGAACTTACGCCGTACAAAATGGAAACATGGAGTTCCCAGTATTAGAAAATGCATCAATAACATAACCCAACTTTACAACTTACGTTATAAGTTGGAAACACAAAATTCTTGACAAGTCTCGCTCTTTTGATGTAGGTGGTCCATCATGCAAATGTATCAAGCAAGCTCTATGCCATTGTTGCAAATCATAGTCGCTTTCCTTTATGTCTCCCCAAGGCTTATTAGAAATCTTCTCAGCCATTTGACACTCACCTCCTCGCAAGAAGGCATAAAAATACCACCTCAACCCTGGTTGGTTTGGGTGGCTGTTAATGGAATATCACTTTGAGTTTTGTTGCTAAGTCTTTTATACGTGTTCCATCAATTTCATAATTGTTCAAAAACTCCTCAATTGTGTTATACTCTTTTTCCGTTTCTGGTTTGTTATACTCACAAATATAAATTTTATCATAATACAAAAGCGAATAATGTTTATTACTATACTCAAACTCTATTTCCCCTACAGCCTTTAAGTCATCAACAAAATCCTCTAGTGAGGAATAAGTATCATACATCATTCTTTATCACTCCAAATATCCTTAATTTTTTCTTTTTCTACTTCGGTTAATGTTCTAAACTCCCTTTGCCTTCTACCATTCTTCCAATCATGCGCATGCGGGACAATAGGATGTGTTTTTTGATGTCCATGATCTGTTAAATCGATATCCACTTTTGCGTTGCCTTTTTCGTCATAAAACCTTCTCTGAACAATTTTATTTAACGTAGGATGTAAAGCATCTATTATTGCATTTTCAAATGCTTTTATCGGTAACTTATTGTTTTTTATAGTTATTATACCACTTTCCTCGTCAATTTTCACTATGTTATTTATATTCAAGTTTTTAAGGTATTTACCAAGTCCATTCAAATAATGTTTATCGATATTGTTTATCTTGTCACCTACTTTTTCATAGCTCTTTTTCAACTTTTCAGCAGCTTTTAGCCTTTCTAGCAATGGAGCTTGCTCATTGTAAAGCACTTCTCTTGCTCTTCGCCTGATAGTCTGTATTGTTACCTTATCACGCATTTCTTTATATGCCTGTTTTTCCTTTTCGCTCCTCGGATCCTCTGTTAACGATGTATTACTATACTTTTCTGTTTCTTCAGCGTTAGGATCAAATTCTCTAACATATGGGGTTAAAACGTGTCTGCACGAGGGATGGACTGGTACCCTCACTTTTACACCATCATAGTGAGGATACCGCTTATCTTTGCCACTCAAGCTAAATACTTTCCCCTGCAATGGTGCGCATTTTTCACATGTCGGATAGTGTGTAGAAATTTTCACCAAGTCAATATCAAATTCCTTGCAGGCATTAATTGTCGCAACTGTTGCTGCTTCTCTCGTTAGTGTCCTTGCAACCATTTCGGCATAACTATCAAGTCGCCATTCTCTGCCTAACCTGTCTTTAAATCCTGTTAGCCCTTTACTAAGCAAGTCCTCCATCAAATTCTTTTTCATTTGCTGCCATGTCTCACCGCTAACATATTTCCTGCCTGCTGCTTCTAAACTTGCTTTTCTAAAATAATCATCAAATTTACGCCCCACAAATTGAGTTGCATCTCTAAGATTGTCATAAAGGTTTTGCGCTAATACATCTATAGCTCTCTGATGTATTTGACTAAAACTCGGATTTTGTATTGCCTCACCTTTTAACTGCTTAATAAATGCCATTACTTCAACATAATTTTTCTGGTATATCTTTGGCACATTTTCTTCAATCCACTTTGCAGCGTTTTGGTCTAACTGTTCCAATATCTGCATTATTTGTTTGAGAATATCTTTGAAATAAATTGTATCTTGTTTCTTTGCTTCTTTTTCTAATATTACTTTGAGCACATTCAAAAAGCCCTGCCGATAGAGTTCGACAAGGCTTTGTATGAGTTTTTCTTCGTCAAAGTTAGGCATTATTTATCACTCACTTTGTTGTTGCTGATTCTGTTGTGTTTGTAATGTTGTTGTAAATAATGCTGGAGCTTCTTGTGCTGTCTCAACCGCTATCTTTGCTAGTTCTTGTTTTAAAGTCTCTGCATCAAATTCAAATAAATGTTTTAAAGCTGTTTCTCTGCTAACAAGCCCGTTTTGAACAAGCATTGAATAGATTTCTGCCTGCTCTTTTTCATCATCTGGTAATCCGTCGTTCCAAGCTATATTAATTGTCTCTAGTTCTATCCCATTGCCATATAAAGCATCTAATTTACTTGCAAGCCGTAAAATTTTTTTTATAGCAGGGTCAAACCTCATGCGTATTCGGTTTACTTTTGCTAAAGGTGCCATCATTAACCTTCTCAATGCACTTCCGCTTTCTGCTAAACCCTGTTTAAGTTGCCCAAAAGCTGCTGCTGATGTCTCTGATAGCGCATAAAATTGCTCCATTAGCAGGTCTATTTCTCTAAATGCAGCATCAAGCTTCCCATCCCACACCACATAACCCGGTGGTTGTTCGCCTTGTTCTACAGGAAAATATTTTCCTCCTCCTCTGACAACCCACTCACCAAGCTCGTTTTGTTCAAGTGCTGCAGCAGGCCCATACATGTTAGGGTCTGCGTGCTTGTCAAGGATTCTGCTTATTTGTGCAATTCTAACTTCTAACTCTTGAATAATACTATCAAGATCGCTGTAATCATCAAGTCCGTATATTCTGTCGCTTGTCTGCATATTATGGACGGGTACCACTAAGAAATCATCAATTCCCGTATATATTTCCGGTTCTAAATCCGGGTAAAAAGTTTTTATATCAATTTCGTTTTTTATAATTCCATCTTGCAATTCAAAAAGTCTATTTGTGATTTTACCTCTTTCGTGTATTTCAAGTCTAAGATAAGTTGTCTTTTTGTCTTTGTTCAATAACGTTGGTGTCGCAATATCAAACGTCCATGCTATCACATGAGCTTGCACATCTTTGATGTTGTCTGCAGTCACAACAGGAAACCAAAGCGATGGTGGTATTGCTTCTATAATTGCTCTTTTATCATATCTTGTTTTAAATATGCCATCGCCATATCTACTTAAATCTATTGCTACTTCGTAAGCCGTGTTTAAGAAGTTATTATTTTTGATAATTTTATCTAACTGTTCTTGCTCTTTACTTCCTGTTTCTCCTGCTGTTATTCTAGGCGGTTCCCCAAGGAGTAAATCTGCCCATAACGTCGATAAGCGTTTAGGCCAATTTAAAATAATCTCTAGCGTTGCTTTCTTGTCATTTCTAAGCAACCTAATCCAATCTTTAAATACAAGTTCATGCCTACCTTCAAAGAGCTTTCTGTTTTGGTCATAACGCTGTAGTCTTTCCATTTCGCTATCTGGAGGCCATTTTGCACCAATATCAAAAAAACTCAAATCCGTTATCATCCCATCACCACCTTATTATACGAAACGAAAATTTCGGATAATTACCAGCCCACTGGTTTATCTATGACCTTCATACTATGCCTCATTGTATATAAACCATAACGTTCGGCATCACTTGCATGGTCATTTTGTTTGAGTGACTTATCTTCTCCTTTTTGTTGTGCTTTTGTATCCCAAACATAAGAAGCTTTTTCTTTTATCAAATTCTTGCAGCTTTCATGAATGAAATATCTGTTGTTGCTAAGCAATGTTGATACATACCTAATACCGTCAAGCACTTCGTTATCTGCTTTTCTAACATTAAAAAATCCGTCTTTGCGAAGCTGAGCTATAAAGCTCCTGCCGACGGATCAACTACTATGTTTGTTATATGTTTGTCACCGATAAACTCTTTCAAGTCTCGTGAATATTCAGCGTCTGTTTTTTGTCGCCCTCCTTTGCTACTGTCGTAATAATATTCTTTCAAAGTATAATAAGTATTACCCTTTTTCCCTTGCAATAAAAACACCGTTGGATTATTCGTACCGTAGTCAACAGCTACCCAATATCTTTCGCATTCCGGTATTTCCGTAATAATATGTTTGCTTTCATCAAACATATCATAAATGACGCCCTCGGCAAGTACCCATAAACCAAGAATAAACCTCTTATACCAAAGGCCTGTATACTCTTGTTTTATCTGAAGATGGATATAAACGAAATTATCGACTGCAACAAGTTAATAGAAGAAGTTTTTTCTCTTTTAATGATGCATAAAGATCTGGGATAGTTGAATATTGTTTTCGCTAATGAAACTTCTCAATTGTTTCTTTTTGTTAATATTTTTGTTAAAAGTAATATTTTTAGAAACTTCTTTCTTCGTGTGGTTTATATTTTTAATCTTTGCCAAGAAAAAGTATGAAATATTAATCTAAAAATACACAAAATATTTTTCATTCAACTTAGATAAGCCCTCAAAACTGAGGGCTTCAATTTACTCTTCATTTTCTATTCTTGCAGTAGAAACAACCCTGTCACCATCATCAAGCTTCATAAGGGTTACTCCTCTTGTATCTCTGTGCATCTTAGAAATATCGGACACTTTCATTCTTATAAGAATTCCATTTGCAGAAATTATCATAAATTCATCTTCCGGATTTACTGACCGTATAGACACCAATTTACCAGTCTTTTCGCTAAGCCTTATTGCGATTATTCCCTTTCCTGCTCTTGTTTGAAGCCTGTATTCCTCTAAGTCCGTTCTCTTCCCAAATCCATTTTCTGTTACTACTAAAATCTCGCTATTGGGATGAACAAGGTCCATTTCTACCACTTCGTCATCTTCTCTCAATGAAATAGCTATTACACCTTTTGCCACTCTTCCCATAGGTCTTATGTCTTTTTCATTAAATCTTATAGCATAGCCTCTGGCAGTCCCTATTATTATTTCTCTTTCTCCATTTGTTAATTTTACATTTATAAGCTCATCACTTTCTTCCAACGTGATAGCTATTATACCATTTCTCTTAATTGACCTAAACTCTTCTATAGAAGTCTTTTTAATTATGCCTTTTTTAGTGCACATCACAATATACTTAATATCTTCTGACTTTTTAAGAGGAATAACCGCTGTGACTTTCTCTCCTTGAGCTATCTGTATGAGATTGACAATAGCCGTGCCTTTTGCTTGTCTTCCTGTTTCAGGAATGTCTATTGTCCTTAAACTATATACCTTCCCTTTGTTTGTAAAGAACAACAGTCTGTCATGAGTTGTAGTGATAAATATATCCTCTACAAAGTCATCTTCTCTTGTAGATATACCTAATATGCCTTTTCCTCCACGTTTTTGAGCCTTATAAGTATCAAGAGGCATTCTCTTTATATATCCATAGTGAGTCATTGTCACTACGACATCTTCCAATTGAACCAAATCCTCTAAATCTAACTCTTCTTCTTTTGCCACAATGCTTGTCTTTCTCGGAGTAGCATATTTATCTTTTATTTCCAAAAGCTCTTTTTTGATTATTTCCAGCACTTTTCTTTCATCTGCCAAAATTTCCTTTAATTCTTTTATCTTTTCAATTAACTCTTTAAGCTCATCTTCTACTTTTTGCCTTTCAAGCCCAGTCAACCTTCCTAATCTCATGTCAACTATCGCTTGTGCTTGTTTTTCGCTTAACCCAAACTTGTCCATTAAATTTTGTTTAGCAATTGCTTCTGTCTTTGAACTTCTTATTATGTTTATCACTTCATCAATGTGGTCAAGCGCGATTTTTAACCCTTCTAAAATATGGGCTCTTTCTTCTGCTTTTCTTAAGTCAAACTTAGTTCTTCTCGTTACAACATCCGCTTGATGGTCCACATACTTTTCTATAATCTGCTTTAAATTTAATATTTTTGGCTCTCCATCTACAAGAGCCAACATTATAGCTCCAAAGGTCTGCTGCATTTGTGTGTGCATGTAAAGTTTATTAAGTATTACCTTTGGATTGACATCTCTTTTTAGCTCTATTACAATTTTCATTCCATTCCTATCAGATTCATCTCTTAAATCAGAAATCCCTTCTATGTGCTTGTCACGGACTAACTCAGCTATTTTTTCAATTAACTTAGCTTTTAAAACCATATAAGGAATCTCAGTAATTACGATTCTCGTCTTACCGTGGTGTTCTTCAATTTCTGCCTTTGCCCTAACGACAATTTTACCTCTTCCTGTCTCATAAGTCTCTTTTATACCGTCTCTTCCTAGAATTATTCCTCCTGTAGGAAAGTCAGGTCCCTTTATATATTTCATCAGTTCATCTACTGAAATATAAGGATTGTCTATATAAGCGACAATTCCATCTATGACTTCTCCTAAATTGTGAGGAGGAATGTTGGTAGCCATACCTACAGCAATGCCTTGAGAACCGTTGACTAAAAGATTAGGAAATCGAGAAGGAAGCACAACTGGTTCTTTTAAAGTCTCGTCAAAGTTTGGCACAAAATCTACTGTTTCTTTATTTATATCTGTAAGCATTTCAAGTGCAATTTTTGAAAGCCTCGCTTCCGTATACCTCATGGCAGCTGGAGGGTCTCCATCTACGCTTCCAAAATTTCCATGCCCATCTATCAAAGTTTCTCTCATTGAAAAATCCTGTGCTAGTCTCACTAAAGTATCATAAACAGCCGCATCACCGTGAGGATGGTATTTCCCTAAAACTTCACCAACAACTGCAACGCTCTTTTTATATGGCTTGTCAGGAGTTAATCCCAACTCATTCATAGCATAGAGAATCCTTCTATGAACTGGTTTTAAACCATCTCTCACATCTGGCAGTGCCCTTCCAACAATTACACTCATCGCATAATCTATATAAGATTTTTTCATTTCATCTTCAATGCCTACTGGGATTACCTTCTCTTTTTCTTCACTCAT